CAACCTTCAGAAGTACCTGTCCTGCCACTTCGAGAAGGCTGTCCCCGCTTAAATCTAAATCTATGTATATCACGTAAAAAAAAAAACAAACCAAACACAAAAATAAATAGAACACTATTTTTATCTTTTACTCAGAAAGATAAAAATAAAATACTTATCCGTATATTTCAATATCAAACAAGCTCATGGACAGGTTCTCTAGATTAAAGTTCTTTAACTTTTTGATTGTATCTATAAAATCTTTTGAATTGTAAATACTTTGTATGTATTGATGAAACAAATAAAGGTCTTTGTTTGATTTCGAAAAGTTTAACATGGTTTCATTATGGTTCACAAACCAATTCATCGTAGGTTGATAATGAAACATTAAAATACTTGTGATGACATAATAGCAAAACCCATTGGTTTCTTCTTTGTATGGTATGGAATGTTTATTTAGAAGGTCTTCATACGTCAGATGATGTAAGGATAAATAATTTTTCATTTGTATCATCGAAAATATTGTTTCCATGGAAAGGTTCAACACGAAAATCTTTTCAAATTCAAGAAAAGTCATATCTTTTTTCATGAAGAAAGAGACAAACGCACAGTTAAGGGTTCGTGCCCAATATTCACATACGCTTTCGAACAACAAATAGTCACTGTCTACCTTGAATATAGACTGTAACATTTCCTTGTATTGACTCGTATAGGTCTCTGAAAACTCGAGACAAAATAAATGAAAACATTCATGAATAAATACCTTTAGAAATTCTTCTTTTCGATAAATGACGAGTTCCTTGTAGTTTTCTGTATATCCGCTATTAAGATGATCTGGAATGGCGTGCCCTTTTATCTTCTCTGTATCACTTAAAATAAGCTTCATTCTAAAATGCCTCGTTTTTGTCAATGTATTCTTACAACACAGAGCAAGTACAACATGAATAAAAAAAAGAAAACGTTCTAAATCAAATGACTCTTCTTTTGTATACACTTCCATATCAAATGTAAAACCATCTATCTTGGTTTCCACAAAATAACTTTGAAAGAGTGAATTTGTTACCTCTTCCTGTACAGTCGGGCCCACAAAGTCGCCTTCTACCCAAGGTTGCTTGAAGGTTTTTATCACAGTACAATCCTTTTTCGCATGAACCGCTTTCGATAAATGGGAATAAATCAGTTTCATGAAATAAGGGTCATGTATGTTCATACCTTTCAACAAAGATACATACTTCTTTAAAATAAAACCTATGTTTTTGTTACTCTTAGGAGTTAAATTGTCATAAGACATTTGTTTATTTGTTTGGATAGAGATAGTTGTAGACATATATTAGACTATGGAAATATATTTGTAATCGAATTATCCGAATTTCGTACCCATAGGGTCGCTATCTACGATAGGCTTTGTTTTCTTCGTGCGAGGTTTCGCCTTTGTCTCGGCTTCAACGGAAGGAATCTCAGACTTAGGTGTCTTTAGCTTTATCTTGGAAGATGCCCTGGTCTTTGTTTTCTTCTCAGGTTGAGAGGGTAGTTCGCGTTCTAAATCATCTACATCTAAAAGCTTTGGTACACTGGGGTTTTTCTCTGACTTTGATGGTTTTGTCTCGGCATTCAGGTCTACCTCATTCGGGTCCTCTGCATTCAGGTCTACCTCATTCGGGTCCTTTGGCTCAGACATCGTCTTTGGTTCAGTCATTACCTTTGGCTCAGACATCGCCTTTGGTTCAGTCATTACCTTTGGCTCAGACATCGCCTTTGGTTCAGACACTGCGTTAAGGTCAACTTCGTATGGTTCTATCTCAGCCTTTACTTCCACTTCGCTAACCTTAGACTTGGGCTTCTTTTTCTTCTTTTCAACTTTCTCTGTCATGTCCGTCTTAAATTCGAGAAAGAGGGAAGGATTTGTCTCGTACTTTTCAAAGAGGCACAACGTTCCTTTATCAAAGGTGGTCAAATCAAAGAAGGGTTCCTTCTCTTTGGTAAACCGTTCGTATATACCCAACTTCTGAACGACCTTGTCATTTTTCACAGCATAAACATAGCAATAGACCAGGTCTTTGATATCATCATCTTGTATGGTTTTACCAGGAGAAATATGAATGGTATGGTCATAGATTGAGAGTTCATATAAATCACTCTTGATGTTTTGGTCTTCTTCTTCAATTTCGCTGAGCAAACTCTCATAACGTTTTGGAGAGATACGTGAATCTACTGAACTCGTCATTGTATACTATAAGTAATTTATTTTAAATGAAAACAATTTTATTCCGATACATTACTTCAAATACTCCTCCATATCCATACATTTATATTTCATTTTGGGTGTAATGGATGGATGTCTCTGAATGGTCAAAAACAAGGTATGAATGGGTTCCAGGTTTTTATGAAAAGCCAAAAAGTCCGTTGTTTCTTTCAGTATGATAGCTACAGAAGAAAGCATCTTCTCGCACAGGTCTTTTCCTTCTTCCTCCAAGAGACCAATAATTTTTCTCTCGATTAACATACATAACTCAGAAACCTGGTCCATGTTTCCAATATTCTTTTTCATCAACTGAATAAAAAAGGTAAGGTGTGAGTCTAGCCGGTCAATCTCTTTGACATAGTCACAGTACTTATCGTAATCTAAGTTTGGGTCAACATATGTTAATCGAGACAAATCTGAAAAATAGATTTCATAATGTTCTTGGTAAATATCATAAAAAATTTTATTAACACTCACTAATTCACTGTATAGGTTTGAAAAGAGCACACTATAAAAAAGATTCGAACTTGCTATGTTGAAAATGGTATGACTAATCTTGTCTAGGTCCTCCTTTTTTTCAACCGCACGTACAATCTCCACAATCTCTTTTTTAAGTTTTTCATATGTCTTCTCCGTAACCTTATTCAGCAAATTAATCACCTTTGATATTTCACTTTGTTTTTTCACAATCACAGTTGCCTTTAAGGGCTCGATGACAGGTATCTGCAAGATAACCTTCAATTTGTTCAGTATTTGAACAGTGGATGGGTCCAATGTGTACTGGTCTGGCTTCATCTGTATCGATAGAGCTATAATGGTATCGTAGGTATACATTATAGTATAGGATTATTTATTTTCGTTTATATTATATTATTATAACCTTTTGCTAAGGTAAGATAATGTCCATGTCTACAATCACATTAGAGTGGGACAAATACTTTGTCACGACCAAGGAAAACGAAGATGTGTGCGAGTTTAAATTACCAATTGAATTCGCAGACCCCAAAACCGTGTCTCAGATTGTTCAAAGTGACTTGGAAATGAACGGACCATCTCCACTGTATCGACATTTATTCGACCAAAGCCTGTTGATGGAAAAATGGTCTTCTTTCTACACAACCGATGTAGCCTTTTTAAAGGACAGTCAACGTGTCTTACGTAAAGGAAAGATGTCACCTTATGACGACCATATCTTTCATGAAAAATTCAAATCATTTTGTGACGAGACACAATTTATTGACCGATATCAATACATTGGGTTCAAGCCGTTCATACACATGAACAGTTCACCTCTATTCTTACACTGTTTAGGCATGTACAATTTGTCTACACCCATCTTTTCACTTTTGTCTCCGCTTTTGATATTGATAATGCCTTTTGTCATCTTAAAATTAAAAGGCATTGAAGTAAGCATCGAACAGTACATCGACCATTTAAAGAGCGTCATGAAAAATACTAGCTTGTACAAGTTATTTAGTGGGTTTGATAAGGTCACTATGCAAGACAAAACAACTGCGGTGGTTTCACTTTTTATTTACTTTTTACAGATTTATACAAACCTTACTACCTGTATGACCTATTATAAAAATATTAGTTCGGTATATACATTTATCCAAGAATGCAAAGACCATCTCAATCATACCCTGGTTGCCGCGGAGACCTTACAGACGAGGATTGTGAAATACACCACCTATCGACCTTTCCATCAGAAAAATGAAGTCGAGTTAACAAAGATGAGACAAATGGTCCAACATTTAGAACAGGTCAAGCCGGCAAGTAACATCTTTTATAAACTTACCCAACTTGGTGTTTTGATGAAGTTGTATTATGAGTTTTTCATGCGAGATGATTATCGAAATACGTTATTGTACTCTTTTTACTTGAACCAGTATATCCGAGATATTCATATACTTAAGAAAAAGATAAAGGCAGGATTTATTCAGCCATGCAAGTTTGGAAAGAAAACTGTATTCAAGGATATGTATTATTTACCCCTTTTGAAAGAAAACACTGTAAGAAATACCGTGGATTTAAACCGTAATCTTATTTTGAGTGGTCCAAATGCTTCAGGTAAAACAACAGTTCTAAAAACGACTCTTATAAACACCCTTTTGTCTCAGCAACTCGGTGTAGGATGTTTTTCTGAAGCAACCATTTGTGTCTATGACTTTTTTCATTCTTATCTAAACATACCGGATACATCGGGTAGAGACAGTCTGTTTCAAGCTGAAGCACGGCGATGTAAAGATATATTGGATTGTGTTCTCTTGTACAAAGAAAAGCGTCATTTGTGTATCTTTGATGAGATTTATTCGGGTACAAATCCAATCGATGCGGTTTCATGTGCTACCATGTATTTGTCTCTGTTGAATGAACACAAACTATCTATCGATTATCTCATTACTACCCATTTCATTGACCTATGTAAACACTTTGTTGACTCAAAACATGCGGTCAATGGAAAGATGGACGTACTACAGACCGAAGAAAAAATTACATTTTTATATAAAATCTTAGACGGATATTCTACAGTACATGGCGGAAAATATATTTTAAAGGAAATGGATTATCCGGACATTTTATTCAGTTAGTATTACGTTAGAACCTAAAGATTATTATATAGGTTATTCACATAATGATGCTTTCTTCTATTCTTGACATTGGAAGTTTCTTTATTGGAATGATTATCAATCTTCTATTGGTGACATTGATGTGCTATTATTTCAAGAAGAAGTATGAGTCTCTTGAAGAGGCACAGAACGAGCAAGCCAAAATTCTGTATGAACTCTTACGCGCAAGAAATCAAACAAAACATGAAAATACACAGACTGTAAATCCAATTTCTTCGGACATGAAAGTCCACGTTGTCAATGTTTCAGATGAATCAGATGATGACAGCGTCGAGAGTGCAGAGAGTGAAATTGAAGAATATGACATGGGACAATCGAATGAGGTCAAGGTCCTCACTCTGGATATACCTATTGAACCCGATAATTTTACAGTAGAAAAGTCTATGGAGCCCATCATAGATACGGATACCATCATAGATATCCCTACGGAGGACATTGTCGAGGTCCCGACTGAGATAATGACAGAGACCCCTACGGAGAACCCTCACTTAATCATTGAAATCTCTACCGAGGACGAATTTAGCAAAATGACCATGAAACAACTTCGAGACATACTCACCGAAAAGGGCGTCAAGGTAAAGCCCAACATGAAAAAAAATGAATTGGTTGAACTTGCTAAATTGTAAATTGTAATTTGTTGTCTCATAAAAATATATACTATACATATACTTATGTGGGCAACCGATTATGTCACCAACAACAACGCAACCGAAAAGTTTCCAGGCATTGTCCAGGATGGTCGAACGTTCACCGTTTATAATCAAGACTCAGAAATGTTCAAACGAAACCATGGTATCCAAACCAATAGTGAATATCGCAAGTATTTGATGGACCACGCAAACGAATTGATGAGAATGAATTTCAAAACCTCCATATTAGAAAACAAAACACAGATTATTCACCAGCCCTTTAAGCATGGGTCACCCTATTTGATAAGAGGACAAGAGAAACCAGATGGATATGAAAATTCTTTAGCAAAAGAAATGTATTTGACGAGACAAATGCTGGAAGATAAAAAGCGTCGTCCGATGAAGCCAACCTATACTGATTACGCAGCAGATGATATATCTACAATCGAAGAGTAAGGATGTCTCTGATTTCTACCTATTACGAATAAAATAACCAATACAAAAACGATAATCACAATGACATCCCACATTCTCTATATGTAATTTATTTAAGGTTTAAATCTATTCCTATCTATACATCAATGTATCTCAGTATTGATGTAGGGATTAAGAATTTGGCTTACTGTATGTATGATGATACCATCGTCGAGTGGAAAGTCATAGAATTATGTGATAAGACCGTGAACGCCAACAAATTAAACATGGTAGATTTAAGTAAACGACTGTTTGACGCACTGGAACAGTTACCTCCAAGATACGACCTTATTTTAATCGAAAACCAGATTGGACAAAACGCCATACGTATGAAGGCACTACAAGGGATGATTACTTTTTATTTTGTCTCGAAAGGAAATACATCCATACAATACTGGAACGCAACCAATAAACTCAAGATGTTTGTAAAAGAAAAGACGTCTTATGCTCAGCGTAAGAAACTAGGGATTGTAGTTACACGTCAAATCTTAGAGGAAAAATACAAGAATCAATTGGATTATTTCGGAAAACACAAAAAAAAAGATGATTTGTCAGACTGTTTCTTACAACTACTCGACTACATGAAAAAAGAAAATAAATTAGAGAAATCCATTTCTGAGTTTCTTGAAACCATTCATATACAACTAAATACGTAATGCGATAGATTTAAAGTTATCTAATATATCTATTTCATAGATGGAAGAAATTACGTTGGATAGCATGGATATCAAACCCAGTTCTGATTTTGGAGGAGGAATTGAGTTTCTATTGAATGATGCGAAACCTACTGCCGGTGTCTCATTCGCCGAAGACATGAAAGAGTTTGAGGATATGGGTAAAAGCTTGAAGTTTGAAAACACTGCGAGTCCAATACACCTTGCCCGAGAGACGGTTTCGATGGATACACAGAGACAAACCACCTCCGATGGGTATCGTCATATTCAAGAAATAAATGTAGAGGGGGAATTAAAAAATATTGAGATTAAGTCCAAGGAGGAAATGCTCAAAGAAAAGTTTCAATATTTACGAAAGCTAGAGACTCTTGAGCAAAAGGGAGTAGAGCTCACGAAACACTACACGATGGAGTGTTCTTTAGATGAGATGAAGGGAGAATATGAATACCAGCAGTCGGAACGAGAGCGCAAGAATAGTGTCCAATTCCAGGGTAAAATGTTAACGACCCTTATTACGGGAATCGAGTTCTTGAACAACAAATTTGACCCATTTGACATTAAACTCGATGGTATCTCAGAGAATATCCAAGAAAATATAAACGATTATGATGATATCTTTAGCGAGCTTGCCGAAAAATACAGGTCCAAGGCAAAAATGGCTCCCGAGCTGAAGTTAATCTTTCAACTTGCGTCGGCCGGGATTATGGTTCACATGTCCAATACCATGTTCAAATCTGCGATTCCTGGTATGGATGATATCATGAGACAAAACCCTGACCTCATGAACCAGTTTACAAGAGCTGCCGCAAGTACAATGGAGAAAACCAGTCCAGGTGTCAATCAATTCGTACAGCAGTTCACGAAACCCGAACCAAGACGTGACAAGCGACCTGAGATGAATGGTCCTGAAAACATCAATAGTATTTTAACAGGATTAAAAAAGACGATTCCTTTACCTGACAAGAATGACAGTATGATCAGTTTAGATGAACTGGATAATTTAGGAGATACTCCTGTCACATCGCGGAGAGGTAGACGCAAGAGTGACAAAAATTCCATTCATATCGCCATATAGGGTCTATGCGATTGAAACCTGGATAAAAAATAAGTGAATTCGGTATAGATGTCTCAGATTAGTCTACTTGACGAAAAAATGAGGCATATACAGAAAACCTTACAACAACTCGAACAAGAAAAGGACCATCATCTAGAGAAACTCGAAGGATGGAAACAAGAACAGGCAATCCTCAAGCAGGAAGAGCTGAAAACCCAAGCCCTATTGAATGACGTCACCGCAAAGCTGACCGACATGTATGAACTCAAAAAAGAAACCGACGTGTATTACAATCAAATACAACAAAGTGTAGACACGTTATTATCGCTTCTTACGACGTCTCGTTAATCGTTTCTTTGACTTTGACGCCCCTCCTCTCGTATAGAAAATCCTTCTCATGTTTCGTTGAAGGTTTTTCTTCAACATCTTACATTCTGCTCCCTTTTTTAAATCCCCCACATCTTTGACATTCTCTTTGGTAACCAACACAATGACATGTAAATTAGTGTTATTCTCTTCTTTGGCTGGTACATTGTCGCAAATATTCACAGTGCTTCCTTTTTTCTTTTTACAATAAAACCTTTCCGGGTCATCTCCGATGATGACTCTGTCAAAATCGAGGGTCTTATCGGGGATAACATCACGATAGGAAACAATTTTGTAGTTCATTGTTATCACCTGGTCTTCTCTTCTTGTTTTTCTCACATTCTGAATGACATAGATTGTTTCATTCGGAGTAAACAGTAAATCCAATAGACCTATTTTAATACGCGTAGCAAAAGATGTATTTTTAAATCCGAAAGTGTTTAAGTTAACATGGGTCTCAGACAAGTTATCGTAGATAAAACGGGTAAACTCGGCCAAGAGTTTGGTATTTGTATTGATTTTTAAAAATTCACTAGATAATCTCATCTTTTCGTCGTAGGTTTTCTTTTTCTGTAAAAAGGCAAGTACTGCTACACGGTCAAAGATAAGGTCCTCGTAATATTTAATAGAAGTATCAATGGTTAGCTGACTGTCCAAGTCGTTGAACCGAAACCATTTGTATTTCTCATATTCATTACCATACCTTTCATACTCAATGGTTCCGCGGCTCGAAGGCATGTCTTTGGTCTTATAGGTTACATAATTAAAGCCTAACCATCCTTTACGGATAGTTAAAGTATACTTTTTCTGTCCATTCTCCTTAGCATCTTTATTCGGGTCTACTTCCGAGTCTATGTCACGTTCTTGGTCCTTTGTACTGTATGTAGTAAAAATATATTTGTCTATAAACCCTGGGACAAGTGTAAGCTTTCCTCTTGTAAATTTACCATTCTTTTCTTCACTGTCTCTCATTTTATAAATGTAATCTCCTGTACGTATCTCCCCATAGAGGTCTTCTTTATCTACCGAGTGAACACGATACAAGATACGAAATGTCTTTTCGAGCGCATCTGCTGTTTCTGTTACACGGAACCGTACAAGTCCCTCTTTGTATAGACGATTGAATTCACTTTCTACAAATTCATTAAAAGGGGAACGGGAACGTTGTTTAGGTTTATCAATCAAAACATATTTTAGACGTGCGGTCTCTTCGCCAATCTTAGGTAAGGACAACAGGTTTGTCTTTAGTAACTTGTAGACACGTACCTGATTTTCTACGGTCTGTTTAAGTTTGTAATAATCGACAAACATCATCACCTCGGTCGACTTTTCCAAGTCTTCTCTCTTTACATCTGTATAAAAGATGACATTTGTAATGGAACGGTCGTATTTCATCCGGGTGGTAGCATATTGGGTTTGACTAAGTGTAATAAACCGTTTGATACGAGATATTTTTTCCATTATGTCGTCGTCGTTGTCTGTAATATTGATAAAAGCAATCGCATAAGTATTTTCGCCCGGATTGACTTCATCGACCATGGGTTCGCCGTTTGCGCCAAACTTGAAGAATTCAAGCTCACGCTTCACGGAGAAAATCCATTTGTAATATTTCTTCACGTTCTCGTCCATATAATTGTAATTATCCATGGGATTGGGTTTAAAAATAGGAAACAACAGCAATGTATTCGCACGTTCTTTCATAAATAATTTAGGTGAATAACGGTAATAGGTAGAGAAGAACTCCGTAATATACGTTTCTTCTTTGGTGGCGTTCATTGCCGTATTGCTCTCCCCTAACAAATACTTATCTTTCTGTGTATTGAAACATGACTTGTTCGCTTCCTTTTCTCCTATGCAAAACTTCTTATCATAAATGTTTTCCGGTTCTAACTTAATCCTTTCATAATAATAGGGCGTTTCTATTCCCTGTACGGTAATCATATTAGTATATAGGATTAAATAAAATTCTCCTTGTAAAGGATTTCTTTGTAGGGATCCTCGGTTTGGTCATTTTGTTCATTTTTGTGTTTTCTGGCCTTCTTCAAAGTATCAATTGCGTCGTTGACCTCTTTCTGGGTAACAAAATTGCCTCCTGTTTCCTTCTGTAGTTCCGTGTACTTCTCTGGAATGATACAAAATTTGCTGTTTTCATTAAAAAGGTAATCCACCAAAAGAATGAATACTGCTGTCAAAACAAGCGAAATGGTAATGTCTCGAGTGCCTGCCCATAAAATCGAGAAAATAATGATTTGACGACCCAGTGTGTAACGAAAATAGGCTTCTTGTGTTTTACTTAGTTCAATCGTAATATATTTCGAGCCAATGTTCATCACCAACATGATGACTCCCGCGAAATACTTATTATCATTCAAGACACTTAAAAAATCAAACGGATTGTACGATGTTCTTGACTTTGGTGAGTCCTTTTTTGTTTTAGCGTTCGACTTACTTTTAGACATTAATATAGAGGAAGCATAAAAAAAATATATGTTTCTAATAAAGTAATGTCACTCGCATTTTATGCATCACCGATTGATCATGACCAAGTATTAGAAGACAAGATGAACAAAGAAAAAATGAAAATTGACCGTTCCATGTTGCAGAATATGAACTCGAACCAATCCACTCCATCCTACGCGTTAGACAAGCCTGGAATGTCAAATCCGTATGACCACGTACGCGTTTCGGATATTCATAAAAACATACAAGAGGAAAACGATAAGGAGCTTTCTTCTTTTTATAGCAGTGAAATGCCCAATGTGGAAAAATACATCCCTATTCCGAGTGACCAATATTTATTGATGGAGGACCAACACAAGGTGCCCGTAAAACGCCCGGATGACCTGGTACAAAAGATTGACCGGCTCATGCAAATGTTCGAGGAGCAACGTGAAATAAAAACAGGACAAAAGAATGAAGAAATTGTATTGTACTGTTTTCTAGGCGTCTTTACCATATATGTATTGGACTCATTTGTCTCTATTGGCCGTTATACGCGATAGTCTATATCTATTTCTTCTGAAACACCAGTATTTGTAAAGGAACAATGCCTCCATCATATTGGTTTACCTGTTTTAGGTCATAACGTTTCGCATACTTGGCGATTTCTTGCGTGGTGTATGGATATAAAGTATGTTTATTTGTACGTTTTTTAGACGTTGAGTCGGTAAATGTTTCGACCCATTCATTCCCTTTGAACTCGCTCGTATACTTGTAGGTCCCCGGTGTCTCGGCCAACATCGCTTTCGGAAACTGAGACAAATCGATACGAGTTATCACGAAATACCCATACTGAACAAGCCAGTCACTTACATTTCGCATGAGCACATCCATATCTGAAACACGATGTAATTCAAGAAACGGACAAAACACGGCAGTAAACATATGAGGTGAAAACAATGTATTTTGCGCGTACGTCCCACGAATGTACGTGTTGGATGGATATTTATAACGAGCAATTTTCACCATTGAGCTAGAACCATCTATGCCTATGGGCTTGCCCATCTCATTCAACAATTGTACCCCGTGACCATTTCTTGAACCTATCCATAACATGTTACTCCCTTGGGTCAACAAAGGTAACACCTTTAAAATCATCTCTTCGTATAAAGGAATCGTATTGAATATTTCATCATAATGATAACTATAAAAAGGGTCAAATATATCATCGTTGTAATAGGTTTGGTTTCGCATCTCAAATCCTTCAACTTGTTGTTGTAAATAGATATAACTTAACAAGAGAAGGATAC